TCATCAATTGTTCTTGTTACTGGAAATATCTCCGTCTGTAGACTCAAGTTCCTGTTGCTCTCTTAGCTTGTTCTTCAGGTGTTCGTGCGCCCAATACAATGCGTAGTAGTCGAAGTCAAGGCTGAATCGTTTCATATGCTTGACCAACGCTCCGGTGTGCAGGTGTAGGTCAACGCCTGACTCTTGAAGCTTGCGGAAGAAGATAATATCTTCGCCTACAAAATGGTCATCACTAGCTGACCCTGCTCTTTCGGTGAAGAAAGACTCATCAGGAAACTTAGCTCGCATCTTCGGGATGATGGACTTGTGCATCAGCGTCAGACCGAAGCCAGCGCAGTCCACCTTGAGAACTTCATTTTCAGGTAGCGGATGGATGTACTGAATTTGATACTCACCCACATTATTGAATGCTGCCGGAAAGGGTCTCATCAAAGTTCCCTCATTCTCCTTGGAGATGAAGTAAACACCGGATACAACTGGACGCATAATCTTGTCTGCTGTCTTCCAGAGTTTAGCCATAACCTCAAGGGTCAGAACGATGTCTGAGTCCACCCATAGGAGCCAGTCAGTCTTAGCCTGGTCAGCCCAATGGTCGAAGAGCACCTGGCGTTGTCTGCCAATCTGGTTGCCCTGTACTCGGATGCTAGTGTGGATATTTATACCGTTGCCTGGACCCGCAACAATCGCGGTCATCAAGCCTTCGGTAAACTTGCCATCTGTTAGTCCGTTATCGCACCAGCCAATAGCGACGGTTTCATTCTTTTGAATCATTTATGCCCCCAGTTGTTTGTCGAACTCAATCCACTTGGCAGTGATAGTCTCCCAAGAGAATGCCTCGTTGATATAGGAAACCTGTTCTTCAGGATTCCATTCCCCTTTATAAATCTTTTCTATAGCCTCTGTCAGCTTCTCGGCGAAGAGGCGTGAGTGCTCATTCGGGTCATCCAGATAGTCATAGCTCAGGCCGAACCCATTGGCGACCTCCGGTAGCGCACCCAGCTCAGGGTGGACCGTCAGGTTCCCTGCGCTCATCGACTCAGCCAGCGATAGGCAGAAGGTCTCGAGGTAGGTGGATGGGTAGGCGAAGATGTGTGCTTCCTCTACCGCCTCCATCAGGGTCCGCTTCGGGGTCTTCCAGTAGAACCTGACCCTCGGGTCGATGTACTTCTGGTCTCCCTCGAAGTGGAGGTCAGGGTTGTAGTCGTTGTAGAACTCCAACCGGAAGTCAGCCTCGACATACTTGAGCGAGTTCATCAGCACGTGCAAGCCTCGGTATGCGCTTGAGGTGTTGATGAGCCTGACCTGCTTGACCTTCTCAAACTTCTCTGGCTTGTACTCCAGAGGGAAGATAGCATTCGGTATGACCACGAACCTGTCGAGTGGCAGGTTTAGTTCCTCGGATGTCCAGAGCTTGTGCCACGTAGATGGCACCACTATCTTGGCTATCCGACTGACGAACTCAGGATTGCCCAAAATCTTCTCGACGTAGACCGGATTGAACTGAGCCTTCGTATTGTGGAGCCAGAGAATAACCTGGCGTCCATCCTTGATTACCTCTGGCACATCGAGTGATATGCCTGGAGCTACCATACAGAGGTAGTTCTCCATATTGACCATATGCGGTAGCACTAACTGCTCCCACGTACGAATCATATATTCGGTGCCACCGTAGACAGTCTTGTCGTACAGGAATGGCATTTCCATAGTGTCCCCCTATGTTCTTTACTCTTGTACTGCTACCCAGTTCTGGGCATCTTCATCCCAGGTGTACATTCCGCCATCCGCCGGATGCGCAACAGGCGCTTCCCAGAGGCAGGACTCTTCGTTCAAGAGCCAACTCGCAAAGGGCTTGGGCGGGATGAACGCATCACGGGCTTCGTCATAGGTGTAGCCGATGCCTGCGTAGTTCTTACGGAACGGCGTTCCGCCTGATGAGTGAACACCGCCAGAGGTGTTGTAGGAAGTGCGCTTGCAGACCTGACCTCGGAACTCGCCATACCACTGCTCCCAGTTGATGCCGTCTTGTCCCTCGTTCTTGCCTGTGATGACTTCGGTGACGGTGTTGTTGCCGTCGAGGAATGCGTAGTGTGCCATTGATGCTCCTTAGAAAGTGATTGAACCTGTGCCAGCAGTGAATGAATAGACTCTGTATCCAGAGCGAGAAGATGTGCTTACTGAATAAGTCAATCCAGAATCAATAGATGTAATTGGTCGATTGTCTATTGGGTAGGCAATAATAACGATGCCTGAACCACCGTTACCACCAGATTGCCAAGTGCCACCTGAATCTGCACCGCCACCTCCACCGCCTCCGCCAGTGTTAGCAGTTCCACTGGCTGCTGTCGCAGTATTAGAGCCGTTTCCACCGCCACCTGAGCCACCAGTTCCATTTGTGCCAGACACTCGGACTGCACCACCACCACCACCACCGCGAGTTACAGAAGAACCAGTAATGCTTGATGCAAGACCTGCTCCACCATTACCACCAACGCCTTGTGCGCCATCTCCACCAAGACCGCTTGCACCGCCACCACCACCGCTTGATTGCGGGTCGCTTGCGTTGTGACCAGCACCACCATTACGACCCTGATTCGCAGTTCCAGCACCTCCGTTGGCAGCAATAATAGCCATTCCATTGCCACCACCACCAGAACCACCATTTAGACCGATGGCAGGGTCAGAACCTCCACCACCTCCTCCAGATGATGTAATAGTAGAAAAAACTGAATTCCCGCCGTTATTGCCTTCTCCAAAGGGTGTTGCTTGAACAGTTCCACCAGCGCCCACTGTTACCGTATAACTAGTTCCAGCAGTAATTGACAAATTACTTTCTGCGGCTGAATTTGCTCCTGAAGTGCCTGCTGAAGTTCGATAACCTCCAGCGCCACCACCACCGCCACGACTACCACCACCGCCACCACCAGCGAGAACAAGATATTCAACAGTCGTAGGAGCGGAAGACGAGTTGCCTGCCATCATCGACCTGCTCTTGACTTTGTTCTTGAGACTGACGACTGCCATTAGAACTTCACCGTCCCTGTTCCTGCCGTGAATTGATAGACACGGAATCCGCTTCGTGATGTGGTTGAGTAGGAATAAGTCAGACCTGCATCAATAGATGTCAAAGGTGGGAACTGTTGTGGGTAGGCAAGGATGACGATGCCTGAGCCACCTGCTTTACCTTGTTGACCAGAGTTCCAACCACCTCCGCCACCTCCGCCACTTCCAGTATTGGCAGATGCTGCAGTTGCGTTATTTGTTCCATCGGTTCCGCCATTACCGCCACCTGCTTGTCCAGTTCCACCACCAGTTCTTCCGCCACCGCCGCCTCCACCTGCTCGGCTTACGGATGAACCAGTGATAGATGATGCAGTTCCGTTGCCACCATTCTTGCCGACAGAACCACCGCTAGAAGAAACTCCAGCAGAACCAGAACCGCCACCTCCGCCTGCTGCAACATTCTCTTGAGTGCCGTTGAAAAATCCATTACCACCAGCATTACCTTGACCAGATGTACCGGAAGCACCATTGCCATTGTAATTACCACCACCGCCTGAACCACCGACGGTCATCTGAGCACCACCGCCCAAAGATGTAATAGACCCAAAGACTGAATTAGTACCGTTAGTAACTACGGCACCTCCGCTACCGATTGTTACTGTATAAGAAATTCCATTAGCAATACCAAACTTATCAAGAGCACGATAGCCACCGGCTCCGCCACCACCGCCGATATTGGAACCACCCCCACCGCCACCGGCAATGACGAGGACATCGCAGTAGTTGCCAGCGTTCATCGTGTTGGCTATGTCACCCGTTCTCAAACTGCTGATTGTCATTGTTCCCCTAGTTTAGAAAGGCGGATACTTCGTCTTCGGTCAGTCCAAGTGCGGTCAACTTAGCCTTGGCAGATTCCTTGGCAGCAGCCTTGGCTGCCTCCTCCGCCTGTCGCACTGCCTCTGCCTCTGCGAATGCAGCAGCATCAGCCTCGCGTTGGGCGATTTCCTCGGCAGTGAGCGGGAGTTCAGTGACTTCCCCTGTCGAGCAATCGACGACTATCTTGGTCGGTGTGTCGGTCATTGTTTCTCCTTATTATTTTCTGATGCCGTAAAGCGTAAAAGTAGAATGCTGAACTATATTGCTGTTGTTTGCAAACATTTTTATTGATGTGATTGCTGCAGTGTTTGACCATAATCCTGCAAATAGCACCATTGGACCACCCGTAGCATTAGTTTCCGCAACCCCATCAATGCTTACGCTTTTATTTGTTGAGCCAGCATAATTTGAAATGTAAAAAAAATTAGAACCAAACGCACCAGATGTGCTATCGGCATCGGAAATAAACCCTCTGATATCCGAGAGTGAGTCATTACTTATTCCGGTGCCATTGGAATAAAGTCTTTTTCCAGAATAACCGGTGGTAACTCCGTTGAATTGAATAATCAAGTCATCGGCTGGAAAGCCTGTGCGAGTTGCCCTAGCAAGAGC